ATGTAGGCTTTGCGCTTGCCATCTTCCCCTTTGTACCTCTCAAACTCCCCTTCCTGTATACCTGCTTTTACAGCCATGTCCATTAGTTCTTGGTTCATGCTTCCCTCGCTTTCATCATTGCATCTGCCATTTCGTAAGCTCTTTGTACCACTTCATGTGCGTACAAGTCGTAGTCTCCAGTTAGAAATCCTTGCATAGCCTTGGCTGCAAAGTAATCACGCAGGGTCATGCCTGTGAAGTGCATACCAAGTGTTTGTGTACCGTGGTTATGCAATGGAAATGCTGCCATGTTATTCATTTGAAAATACTCCTTCGTTTTACAAAAATTTCTACATGGTCAAGTGCGTGGTTGTAACCATCTTGGTACATTGGGTTTGGGTCTTGAGAGTTATAAAAAGCCTCAAGCATTTGCAACACTGCCTCATGCTCAATTTTTAATATAAGTTTATGAAAAGCTGTAAAGTATTCTTTGTCGCGTTCAGCATCAACAATAGAAAAACCAGCTTCCGTTACCAAATCAATAATTTCTTTATCGCTCATTTGAATATGCTCCTTGCTAAAACTTTTTTGGTTGGTTCGCACTGCTTAGACTGTGCCTTGCTGTTGCTGAAATATCCAATCGCAAAGCAGATGGTGACAACAATGCCAACACACTTAGCAAACGTCATAAAGCCACTCCACATCCATTCCCATGTAGACGGCGTTTCTTCGTCTTCGACTAGTTGAATTCTTATCTTGCTCATTCCTCGTCTCCTTCGTAGTGAAATTGCTCCTCGTATACCTGTGCCAACGTCCTGATCAAGCTGGAAAACTCAGCCCCAGCATTTACCGCTGTAAAAACCAAAGCAAAGGTAAGTACAGATAGCTTAGTGTCGTCATCTCTACCGGACATGTCCATCACTAAGCCTACCTTTGTTCTGATGGCCTCGGCCTCGGCTGCAGGCACATTGCCCTGTACGTCTATCATTTTCCTTGTCGCCATGTCGTTCCTTTCGTTTGTTGAAATTGCACTTTACACCAACTTTCTACAAAATGCAACAGTTAGTTCCTGTCATCTTACACCAGCCAGCATAACAGCTTTTAGAAGACCCCCGAGGCTCCCGACCTGCACTCTGTATTCAGGTATTGGGGCTCCTCCGGCCAGCTTACTTGCCTACCGCTCGCTTAACGCCGTATTCAATTGTCGAACGCCCGTATCGTGGGCCAGACGCTTTGTCGGTTTGCTCTGTTCGTTTTCTGCAGTCGCTACGGAACGCTGCGCCGCCGGGGGTCTATAAAGCGGCATCGGTAAATGAGTGCGGCCCCGACATTGGCCCATTAGCTAACGCGCTCTGACGCCCAATCGCATCACTGCTTTCGATATGGGTGGCAATTAGCTTTTTCACTTTGTTCGCAGTTTTCAGAATTTCTTCTGTGCCATCTAGCAGATGGGCTTGCAAAACAAAGAGCTCCGACCTAACGGCTTGCTCTGTCACACCATATCTACGAGCGAGGTCCCTCTGCTCTGATAGTGTCACCGCGTATTCTCTTCCTAGCATTGGCAAAAAAATCTTTGGTGAATCCATCGGGACTTCCTCAAGGGTTGGTCATAGTCGCGCAAATGAAAAAAGCCGTTTACTACTGCACTTCGGGTCGAACCCTCCGAGAATCCCCGAAGGCCAAAATGCATGAGTAAACGGCTTACTTCGTTGTGTTCGACTACAACAGAACGAACTCTACACGAGTTTTTCTGTTTGCGCAATCTTTTCTAAAAATATTTTTTGGCTTGGATTGAACCAGAGACAGGCACATCAACAGACTTTTTTGAATCTATCCACATTCAGCATCACGCATGGCTCTACGTCTTGCCAATCATTCCTGTCTGTGCGACCGCGAACCATTACGCCGTCATGTTCAAATGTCTTTGTGGTGTATTGGTAGATGCCATCGCTGGCCTTCACCACCAAAATAAACGGCAGTAAGCTGGCCTCTGACATTTGCTTTGCGGCAGCCCACTTGCCAAGGCTAATCATGTAGCCACCCATGCGGCCAATGTCTGGCATGGAATATTTGCGAACCTTCAACTCTGCGTAAGCCACGGCCATATCGCCCTTGGTAATTACAAAATCTAGGTGGTAGCGTATTGGAAGCTTGATGAACTTGCAGCCCCACTTTTGCCCAAGAACTTCTGCAACCTGAACCTCGCCGTCTAGGTCTTTCTTTGATTCGTAGATTGGACGCATGATGTTTCCCGTTTGCAAGGAAGGTTCTGTTATCGGCGAACCACAATACCCATGCGTCTAAGTGAAAACGTTTTTACTAAAACCGACACGGTGTCGGTTTTGCCAACAAGGTTGCGGAATGCACTCTCGGCTGAAATTTGTCCAGCAGCGCAGTGAAGCGCCTCATTCCACAATCTTCTTAGCCCTTGGAAAAAAGCGGCCCCGGTTAAGGAGCCGCAATCACAAACAAGGAGAAAGCACACATGAACAGTGCAGCGCAATCTTACTGCTGATTTGCAACGACGTAAAGTGCTTCGTCAATACTACAAACCACAAAGAGGTTATCACCCGGCCATTCTTCGTGGAACTTTTGCTCAGCATCGGTCAGCCGGCGGGCGCTGGGCGGCTTGTCTCCATCCTTCACCTCAAGGAAGAACGTCTCGCCTCTGTGCCATACCAGTAGATCAAACAATCCCTCGTGGTTGATGGGCTTTACATAGGCTCCTGCGCCCCGTAGAGCCTTCACTATCTCATCCTGATTGCGGTCTTTTCGTGCAGCTATTCGCATAGGTTTCCTAAAAGCAACCCAAACTCTTGGGTTCCCGTAATGTAACAGGAACAAAAAATAATTTAAATTAGGTGTTGACGTGTGGTATTCTACCTGTTACATTAGGCACCGGAACAATCAGACAGGATGAAACATGAAGCTAACCAATAAATTCAATCTACCCCAAACGTTTGTGAACGTCATCAAGCGGCCGCAGTACACAAAGGGTGACTCTCAAATCTCTGCCACAGAGATCATCAATAGCCCACGCATCGTGCAGCTTAAAGCCAAGCACTGGGACGACATCGAGCAGGACGCCAGTGAAATGGTTTGGTCTTTGTTCGGCTCTGCGGTGCATGGAATTTTAGAGCACGGCAAGGACGATCACCACATCGTAGAGGAGCGCTTGTTCTGTGAGTTTGAAGGCTGGAAGATCAGTGGTGCTATCGACCTGCAAGAAGTAGAAGAAGACGGCATCATTGTCAGCGACTACAAGGTCACCGGCGCATGGGCTGTGATGAACGTTAAGGCCGATTGGGAGAACCAATTAAACATCTATGCATGGTTCGTAGAGAAGGTCAAACAAACGCCTGTAAAGAAGTTGCAGATCATTGCCATTGTCCGGGACTGGGCTGCGCGCGACGTGAACCGCGAAGGCTATCCATCATCCCCTGTGGCCACCGTCGATATCCCACTGTGGTCACAAGAGAAACGTGAGGCATACATCAAGGGCCGTTTGTCATTGCACAACGACGCTTATTTCGCTACACATGCAGGCGACGACATGCCTGAATGCACAGCAGAAGAAATGTGGGAAAAGCAAACTACATACGCCGTCAAGAAAATTGGCGGTGTTAGAGCTAAGTCGGTTCACAAGACCGATGAGGAAGCGCAGGAAGCTTTGTCGTCTATCAAGGATGCAAAGAACTACGCTATTGAAGTGAGAGAAGGTGAGCGGACGCGGTGCCAAAACTATTGTCAGGCAGCGCCGTTTTGCGACCAATTTAAAAACTATCTAGCAAACAAACCTATTAAGGAGTAAATGATGGGAAAGAATAACCGTCTTAACCATGAGCAGGTATACAAGTTAAATTGTTGGGTTGCGGCATACCACAACAAACATGCACACTTGCTTCAAGATGAAATTGCAGAGGAGGCTTCTAGAGCGCTTGGGTTTACTGTAAAAACATCAAACGCTTTATCTTCATACACAACTTTGAAAATCCCGTTTGGGCGACAAAGCCGAGTATTGACAAAAAACACATCAACCAAAGGTGAAAACGATCACATTTTTGCTACAGCAATTAGGCAGCTTTACTTGGATTCCGGGAACCCGGTTCCTGTTGAAATCTTACGTATCTTTTTAAAAAACCACGATGAAAGTAAATCATGAAAATCTTAAACGTATCCCTCGCTTACAACGAAATTGAAATTATCATCACTGCTTTGTTGCCGCTGCCGTTCAATAAAGTAAACAGCTTGATTCACTATCTTGATAAAAATTTATTGGAAAGCATTGAGCAAGATAAAGCTGCGGAAGGTTTAACGCCTCAAGCTGCAGTTAAACCTAATCCTCCCCATGCGCCATACGGAATTAAAAAGGATGGCACTCCTGCCAAGCGCAAGGGCCGTGCTCCAGCAAAACGCCGTGGTCGCCCACCAGCTAAAGCTTAAAGGTTTGTATGTCTGTATATAAAAAATTAATGATGTCCCGCATTGATCTGCAGGGCGTAAAGCTGAAGAAGTCTGGCCTCAATAAGTTTGCTGGCTATTCCTATTTCGAGCTTGGCGACTTCTTGCCGGAAATCCAAAGCATCTTTTATAAGCACGGCCTGTGCGGTGTAGTTTCGTATACGGCCGAGGTTGCATCCCTAACCATTACGGACGTGGAAGATAACACTAGCATTGTTATCACCAGTCCCATGGCGGAAGCGAACCTGAAGGGCACCCACCCAATCCAAAACCTTGGAGCAGTGGAAACCTACCAGCGCCGCTACCTGTGGATGACAGCCATGGAGATCGTGGAGCACGATGTCCTTGACGCCACCAGCGGCTCCGAAGCACCAGCCCCAAAGGCTAAACCTGCGGCCCGTCCGGTGGCGGCTGCGCCCGAAGCAATGCAAGGCAAGAGCGATGGCACACCTAGCGACGGCGCATGGTTTATCAAGGTAGAAACAAAGCCCGGCGCCGATGTAAAGATGTGGATCGATTTAGTCCTAGCCACCACCGGCGTAGCGCTGGAGCAGGCACAGAACGAAACCGATGTTATGTCTATCTTCAAGGTTAACCGTAACATTTACGACCACCTCAAGGTTGTAGCAGCCGAGCAATACGAAAGCCTTATGGGCGACTTCAAATCAGCACGTACTAAATTTAAGGACAAAGCATGAACGTTATTACGATCGCAGGCCAGCTTGGCCGTGCAGCCGACCTGAAGCACTTAAACAGCGGCGACGCTATTTGCAACTTCTCCATTGCCGACTCCATGAGTAAGGATAAAACAATTTGGTGGAACTGCAGCCTGTTCGGTAAGCGCGCAGAGAGCCTTGCCCCGTACCTTGTTAAGGGTCAGGCTGTCACCGTATCCGGAACTATTACCGAGCGGGAATGGACCGATAAGGAGGGCGCTCAACGCAAGTCTATGGATGTGCGTGTCAATGACGTAGCGCTGCAGGGCGGCCGCCGTGATAGCGAAGAGCCCCGCCAGCAAGCCAAAGAGCGTGTTGTTGAGCCGATCGTAGACGAAGACTTGCCTTTCTGATCATGCGTACAAGTCAATTTGAAGCCGTAAAGATTGCGATGAACCAGAATCGTACAGGCTACGTCTTGACGCTGTCACTGCATCCCGACGAGGTCCCCGAAGAGATACTTCGCGACTTCGTTGGGGCGCGGTATCAGGTTGTGATGGTTCGGCTTAATGGTGAAAACAAACCTTTGAACCGCGAGCAGGAGTACCCCAACAACCCGGTGACCATGGCAGCAATACTCTGCCGCGATCCTTTGTTCCATAAATTCCTGATTGAAAAAGGTCAGACGTTTGATGAAAGCGAGGAGGAGGCAACTGAATGGTTGCGCACCGAACTTGGGATTAGCTCAAGGTCGGAGCTTAAAGAAAACCGTGACGCGCTGCGTTACTTTATGACAATACAACAGGAATTTTTAGCATGGAAACAAAACGTTTAGTACCTTACTCTGTACACCTGCGAGAGGATGTATACCTCAAGCTTAAAGAGGCAGCTAAAGGTCGTAAGGCGTCGGCCATAGTCCGCGATGCTATCACCATGATCATTGAGGGCAATGATGCATTCTCCAGTGGCTACACCAAAGGACTGCGCGATGCCATTAAGATCATCAAAGCCGATTCATGGGCCAATAATATTGCTGTTCACGACCAATTGATTTCCGATGCGCTTGCTGAGCAGCTTGAAAAAAGGATTGGAGTACACGATGGCAACAAAACGTAAAGAGGGGCTGGCTGCGCTGGCCGAAAAGGAGCCGGTCCCATCCATTCAGGAGATCACCATGCTGGATTGGTACGCTGGTTTTGCCATGCTCCGGCTTATCGACGTCCCGGAAGGCGTATCAAAGGCAGCGATTGTTTTTAATATGGCAGAGGCCATGATGGCCGAGCGGAAAAGCCGCCTGTGAACAATACCCTCACCGCCAAGGAAAAGGAGTACGTTGCCATGGTCAAGGAATTGCCGTGCAGCGTGTGTGATGCTCCCGGCCCTAGCTCCGCTCACCATGTCAAGCAGCACTACCAGTACACGGTGGTGGCCCTGTGCTACGACTGCCACCAAGGCTCAATGATGGGCTGGCACGGGCAAAAACGCGCATGGATCATACGGAAAATGGACGAACTGGACGCGCTAAACGTTACCGTTCAACGAGTTGTCCACAGGTTAACCACAGGCTGAAGATAGAAAGCAACCCAAGAGTTTGGGTTCCTTGCGTTATTTCAGGGACTTCCTTACATCTTCGGCTTGCTGTGCGTACATGCTGATGATGCCCTTTAAGCGGTCAATCTCTTCCCGTTTCTCGGCACCGTCCATCGACGTATCGTTCATGACTACCTTGATTTGTTTCCGCACATTGGCCATGCTCTTGGCCGTGTGGTCATAAATCTTCTGCAAGGCAATCAAATCGCCCTTCTCTTCCATGATTTTAATAACTTTATCCATCTCATGGGCTTCGGAGAAATGGCGCATATCGGCGTAGGCTTGGCTGATTTGCTTGTTGTTTTCGTAGAACGCATTCACGTACTTGGATTGATTGGATGGGAGCTCTTTAATAAAACCAAGGCTAACCCGGTCCACGAGCTTGGCGTCAGGGTATGCGCCCTCACGGAATGGCATGGTCGCGTAGTGGCTAGTCTCCGCCACGGTGCCGCCCAGCCAGCCAAAGTAAGCCTTAATGGCGTACTCTACCTGCACAGGGGAGAGCTCACCCTTCTCACCAAGCGCTTGGGTTGTATAGGCCACTGCCTGCGCCAATGGGCTGGTAGTGTCTGTCATGCGCTCTTGCTTGGATAGGCGCTCCATGCCTGCGCTCTCAATAGGTGAGCCGGTGAAGCTGTCCTTGTTCGCGTACAGGTCGATCAATGGCTTAACAAATTGAGGCGTAGGGTTCATTGAGAACGTATCGCTAAGCATGCGCTTGAGACTATCCTCAAACTGCTTACCCTCTGCGCCGGAATCAACG